GTCATCCACTGCGTGACCTCCACGGCGGTAGTGCCGGTGGAGGTCACGCAGTGGATGACATCGCCAACTTCCAGGGTGTTGGCCAGCGAGTTGAAGTACCCGCTGGTGTTGACATCAGCAATGGCGTCGGTGGTTTTGTAACCATACATCGACGGGGCATTGCCACGCTTGGATGCGCTGTACGCGGTAAAGCCGTCAGCAGAGTAAGCCATATTTCAGACCCTCCTATTAAGCCGCAGCCGCAGTGTCGCGGGCGGTGATTTTGACGATACCCTCGGCGTCAATTGCCACAGACCCAGCGGAGAACAGGGCGTTGACAAGCCAGCTGGTCTTCTCGGGGATGTAGTTGATCTCGGTGCGAGGAGCGATGCCTTCGGCGTAGCCAATCGCTTGGCTATGGAAGGCGTACAGGGTACGGTCGGAAGAACCGTCGATGGGCAGGCCACCTTCAGAACGATCACCCAGCACATGGAACTGGAAGCCCATGAATGCGTTGATCTCGCCCTGAACCAGCGCCTTGACCGTGTTGAAGTCAGAGCTGGTCACCGAGGTCTGCTCCAGCATCGCGGCCAGGGAGTTGGCGTGGATGATGATGTGGCGGCCATCGGACGGAACGTTTTTGGCGTTCAGGATCTTGGCAGCCTCGCGCAGCTTGGCGATGTTCATGTTGGTGTTAGCACCGCCGATGGAGTTGGCGACAGTGCCGGTGCCGGAAGCAGCAGACAGCGCATCAAGGATCAGCTGATCCTGGCGGCGGCCAATTGCTGCACCGACCACTTGGGCCAGTTCGCTACGCTCATCAAAGTTGACCTTCTGCTGGCTGAAGATGTCGCTGTACTCAGCGGCATTCCAATCACCCATCGTGCAGGTCACGGTGGAGAAGCCGACGTTCATCGGCGTGACATCGGTCTGGGTCACGCGGGCAGTAGCCACGCCTTTGCCAACCTTGGGAAACTTAACGGTGGAGCCTTCGACACCCCGACGCTGACGCACAGCGCCCACCAGCATTGCTTTGCCCTGGTAGGCTTGTTTGACCTCAGCGTCGAACAGGGTCACAAAGGCGTTCGACAGAGAAACGCTCATGATTTACCTCATTCGGTTGTTGGACAGGGTTTGCGCGTCGGTGAGCCGGAGAACCGGGCCTGTGCTTGCTGCTTACGGCAGCCGCTCGTCAGCATCTCGCTGCGGTCAGGGTCACCTTGCGGTGGGCCTTGGCCATGATTGTAGGGAAAAAACGACGTTGTCAACAGCCCCTGTTGCGATTTGTACAAAAAAAACCCCGGCGGGTTAGGCCGGGGTAAATGGCAACTGCCTTGCGGCAGCCCTTGGAGACAATCAGCTCATCACCTGGTTGAACAGGCGTTCGACCTTTTGCCGGTAGGCAGCATCGGTCTTGTACTTGGGATCGCCCACCATGGCATACAGCTCCTCTTTGGACGGAGCGCCGTCGATGGGGACAGTCTCAATGGGCACCCGGCCCTCATAAGCCTCGCGGATCTTTACTAAAGCCTGCAAACCACGGGCAGTGCCGCCCATGATCTTGAACTCCTCAAAATCCTCCTTGGCCCAGACGCCCTTGTTGACCAGACCACGCGCCCAATCCACCATCCCGTTGACCAAGGCGTTCGCGTTGGGGCCGAGCTTGGCCATCTCGGCCTTGGGATCGAGCATGTCGCCGGCCATGATTTCCTGAGCATTGGTCTGCAGACGGTCAACCAAGTCGTCAAACTGCGCCTGATTTAGGCCGTTTTCTTTAGCCCAGCCCACAATGGTGCTTGCCATTGGGTTATCTGCTGCGGCCTCTCCGAACTTGCTGGTGTCGTACTTGCCGTCAGCCGGTGCATTGTGTGCGCCCTTGCTGATCTTGCCGCGCAGGTCGCGCCAGGACTTGGCCAGGCTTTCGTAGTCGGGCCTGCCGTCCTTGACGAAATTCTCCGGGAGCCACTCAGGCGGGGCTTCTGGGGCGGCGGTTTGGGCTGCAGCTGCAGGGTCTGCGGCCTTGTGCGGAATCTCCGCTTTCTGCGGTTCCGCAGGTTTGTTGGGGTCTTCGACGGTGACCGAGTCCAATAGGCCGGTGTCGCCACCGGGTTGGTCGTTAGTGTCTGCCATTGGTTAGAGCTTCCTTGCTTGTTGAATCCGTGCGATCAAGTCCCGCACCACGTTCCTCTGCCCTTCGGCAAAGAAGGCATGGGAGGGATCAGCACCCGGCACGGCAACGGGCACATCCACATACATCTCGCGCAGCCACTCAAGGAGCTTCTGGCCGTCCTCGGAGCCGAACACCCGCAGGCACAGGCGCATCAGGTCTTCACGTTTTTGTGTGGCCTCGCGCCTGTCCTCGGTCTGGTCGGCTGTGTCCAGGTCTTCCCAGCTCATGCGGGCATCTCCTCAGCCATAGGCGGCCCCATAGGCGCTGCGCCGGCTTGCTGCTGCATCGCCATAGCCTGGGCCATCAGCTGGCCTTGCTGGGCCTTCTGGGCCTCCTCCAGCAGCACTGCACGCTCGGCCTGGTTGTTACGCACAGCCATGGGCACCCCGAGCTTGTCGCCCAGGTAGTCCGGCAAGATGTTGGACTTGATGGCCACAGCACCGTCAGCGCCAAAGCCCTGCATGATCTGGGCGTACTGCAAGATGGCCTGCACCTCGTCCATGGCCTGGGCCTGAGCCAGCGGGGCCTCGGGCACCACCTTGACCTCCAGGCCGTTGACGCGCAGCGGCATATCAATCAGCCCGCGCTCGTCCATGACCTCCAGGATCTTGGTGACCAGCGGGATCATGGTTTCGTTGATCAGCCGGCCAAAGGCGCTGCCCAGGTTCTGGGACAGCTCTTTCATGCGCTCCACGATCTCGGTGGCCGAGCGGGCGCTCATGTTGTCTGGCGGCAGGGACTCGTCCAGCAAGATGCGCTTGACGTTCTGGCGCAGGTCGTTGATGACCAACTGGCTGACGTTGAAGTCGCCCGAGCGGGGCAGGGCCAGCAGGGCAGGGCCTTGCGGGCCACCGTTGCGGGCCACGGGGATGATCGCGCCGGGGGCCAGCTTGACGGTGTTGGGGTTGAGCACCCCGTCATCGGCAGCGGTGTAGACCCCAGAGACAGCCAGGCTGGCGTTCTTGAGCAGCAGCTCAATGGTCTTGTTCAGGGTCTTGATGTCCGGCAGGGCCGTGAGCAGTGGGCCGCGACCGTAGATCTCTCCGGCCACCTTCATGTAGCGCGAGACAACCCAGGGGCTGGACTTACGCCGGCGGTAGACCAGCTCTTCTTTGCCGTGCTTGTAGATAACGTGGTAGCAGTAGTCGCCACGCTTGGCGTCGAAGATGGTGGCCTCCAGCAACTCCACATCCTCGGTCGGCTTGTCCTGGATCAGGCGTGCTAGTTGGCCCTCAATCTTTGCATCGGGCCACTGACGCTGGATGGACTCAGCCTTCATGCGAATCTTGCGGTAGACGTTATCCACCTGGCCGTTCGCGCCTTCCTCGTAGGTGACCAGGAACAGGGGCACCGGGATGAAGTTGATGGGGCTGACATCGTCGCCAGGCTGAACCATCATGCAGGCAGTGCCCACAGCCAGGTCGAGCAGGAATTCGCCCATGGCGATGTCAAAGTTGGACTGGCGCAAGACGGTGAACATCTTGTCCCCGTACTGCTCCAGCACAGCCTTTGCGACATCAGTGCGGTCAGCAGGGATGTCGCTGCCAGCGTCAAGGCGTGCCCACTTGCGCTGCGGCGGGAAGACAGCAGACTGCAGGCGGTTGGCAAAGCGCTGGGTGCTGTTAATGGCCGTCGAGTCAAAGACCCGCGTCATCTTGTTCTTGCCCGTGTAGTTGCCCTCCCACACGCCATAGAGCTGGCGCTGGGGCAGAGCGTATTCGTAGCAGTCCATGTATAGCGCCTGGAACTCGTCCTTCTTCTTCTGGGCGATGTCTTGGCGCTTGATGATCTGCTCGGGCGTCAGGCGCATCCCGCCGGTTTTGTCGTTGTATTCCATGATTCAATCAGTCCTCTTTGAGCAGATAGGCAGCCAGCAGCTTGCGCTCCATGCGCGTGAGCGTCATGTTCTTCTGCAGCTTCTTGCCAAGAGCAACCTTTTGCTCGTCCTCCAGCTCGGGCTTGTCTTCTTCCATCGACTTGCCCTCGCCGTTCTTCTCAATGTCGATTTCGATTTTCATGCTGAGGCTTCTTTCATCAAACCACCTTTACGCTTGGCGCGTGAGCGGCGTTGTTCGGACAGAGCAATTGCAATTGCCTGTTTTGGATTCTTGACTACCGGGCCACCCTTGCCGGAGTGCAGCGTGCCCTCTTTGTACTCACGCATGACCTTTTGAACCTTGTCCATCATCGACCTCCCAACATCGTGCGGCTGCTGCGGCGCGTGGCCTGCAGGCGAGCAGCGCGGCGCTCACCGACCTCGCGCTGCATGGTCTGGCCCAACTGGGCACGCTTTTCTTCAAACTGGCCACCGCCCGTGAATTGCTCAACCTGCGGGGCCGTCGGCACATCAGGTGCAGTCGGCGCTTTCTCGCTGAAGGTTGGGATCTCTTTGGGCTCGTAGTAGGTGAACCTCTCGGTTTTTTGTTTGCCGTACCAAGTGCGGTATGACGCTTCTCCTTGGCGCTCAATGACCGGGTCTTTTTCCAACTCGGTTAGCTGCTGGCGGTAGGCCTCCAGCTTGGCGTTGTAATCAGACAACGCGGCCTGGTACTGAGGATTAGCCACCTCTTGGTACTGCTTCATGGCCGCTTCAAATGGAGACATTTGCTGGCTTACGCGGCTTTGATATTCACTGAAGCTCTTGGCGTATTCACCCGTCAGATCCGCGACCTGTTGCTTGTACACGCCCGCCAGCTTATCCAGGCCACCCGTGCGGCGCGACAGCCTGGCTAGATTGACTTGGGTTGGACGGAACGTGGCCATTACTGCAACATTCCCGAGGAGCCGCCCAGGCTCATGCCCACACCAAGCTCGGAATCCATGCGCTCACCAGACAGCAGCGAGCGACGGCCACCGCGAGTGCGAGCGCGAAGGGCTGAAGCCTCGGAGGCCGCGGCCTTGCGGCGCTCCTCGTCAGCAGCAGCTTGCACTTCTTTGGCCTTGTTCTCCATGGCCAGCTTGTTGTCGCGGTAGGTTTGCGATTGCAACTCAAACTGCTGACGGGCCAGATCTGCCTGCTGCTGCAGCGAGGTGGCCTGCTGGCTGTAGGCCTGCGTCTGGCGCGTGACCTCCTCGCGCATCCTGGCCGCATCTGCGGCTTGCTGGGCCAGCGCCTCACGTTGCTGGCTTGACGCCTGCTGTCGGCTTTTGTTGGCCTGGTAGGCGCTAACGCCCGCTGAAGCAATGATCGCTGCTGCAATCCACGGCATAGTTATCCTCCAATTAGAACTTCATCAATCTTGTCCGGGTCTGTCTCATCCGTTGCGTGGACACAGAACCAAACGATATCTGTCAGGGCAGCCACCTCATGGTTCTTGCCCGCCTCAATGTTGATGCACGCCGGTGCCTTGTACTCAGTCTTCACCCCATCGACCTCCACCATGGCCCAGCCCTTGGCCAAGATGCTCATGTGGTCATACGCATGGGCATGGCTCACAGCAAAATGGCCGGCAGGCAAGTGCATCTGCTTGGCGTACACGCCCGTCGAGAAGTGATGCACCACACCAAGATCGATGTCGATACTCATACCAATAGATTCTATTGGTGTCTGTACAGGATGCAAGCGAAGCGATAGCGCGGCGCAATCATCCTGAGAAGACATCGAAGTCCTGCTTCATGATGACGGTCTGGTTCATGGGTCTGCCGCCCAAGCTGGGGGTGCGGGTCATGCGGTTGTACTCGCCGCCGCCGAGCATCAGGTAGCCGAAGGAGTCGCCAATGTGCGAGTGCTCGTTCTTGTTGGGCGCGTCCCTGAATCTTTCCTGGCCGGCGCCGACTGCTACGCGCTTAAAATGGTAGCCGCCGCCAAGGGCCTTGCGGAGGAGCTTGCATTGCCTGTTGACGATCAGCCCTGGCTTGCCAGCGATCAGGCGCTGCATGGGGGCTGCCGCAGCCTCGCGGCGCACCTTGAAGTCGTTGCTGGCCGTCGGCTGCGCCCGTAGCCCCAGGGTTCGCAAGAAGTCGAAGCTGGTCACCTCGTAGATCGCATCCCTGGCCATGCCGGCGGGGTCGCCCCACAGCAGCACCTGGTGGTTGGGGTAGTGCTGGTTCAGCAGGGCAAGCAGCTCCAGCCCAAAACGCTCCAGGCCCATGTCGAAGGTGACGATCTCCTTGTGGATGACCCAGCGACCATTGGGCAGGCGCTGGCCGATGGTGGCCGCCGGCGTCAGGCCGAAGTCCAGGCCGATCTGGATGGGCACCGTGGGGTCTACATCGGTGTCGCCGGACATGGTGCTGTCCTCGTACTCGGGCCAGACAGGCCGGCCTTCCTGGACGTAGGTATACAAGCCCCCGGCGTAGCAGCGGATCCAGTCCAGGTTCTTGCCTAGCAGCATCTGCGGGTAGTAGCCGCCTGGCAGGTTGTTGATGTTCTCAGCTTTGGGGTTGACCTTCCACCACTTGCCCGCTGAGAACACATGATCATTGGCCTCGGGGTTGTCCGGCAGGGCGTCGGGGTCTGCCTCCATCACGCCGCCTGGCTGCTTCCAGAACTTCCAGGCGTAGGGGCCAGTCATCTTCTCCTTCTCGGCCATGTTGTGCCACCAGTGGTCATCGTCCATCGGGTTGGTGTCCATCCAGATGCCGTGCCAGGTAGCGCCGCCATCGCGCTTGGTAGGGTAGCGGCCAACGCGGTGAGTCAGGCCGTCGATCACCGCCTTGGGCAACTCTCTGGCCTCGTTGACCCAGGCCCCGGTCAGCTCTAGCGAGAGCAGCTTCCTAACGTCCTTGGGCTGATCCAGGGCCAAGAAGATCACCTCGCAGTCAATGCCTGCAGCGCCATCGCGGGCTGGCAGCCGGATGTGGTGGGTGATGGGGGGCGTCCACAGCATGGGCCCGAAAGTGGCCTCGGGGAACAGATCCAGCCAGGTCTTGATGGTGGTGGTCTTCAGCATGGGGTAGCTGTTCCTGACCACCGCCCAGCGGCTGTAGCGGATGTTGTCCACGGGGCTGGGCTTTTGCTGCACGGCCTTGATGAAGATCTTGGAGGCGCACCCGTAGGACTTGCCCGATCCAACCGGGCCCATGAGGCCCTGGACAAAGGCATTGGACTGGATGAAGTCGTAGATGACCGGGGACTTGCTGAAGTCCAGGCGCAGGCCAGACATGGCTACGGCCTTGTCACTTTGCTCTTTTGTTCTTGCCATCGCTGGTGACCGCTTTCATAAAAACGTGGAAGTGTCTGGGGTCGAGCTTCATCGGGTGCTGCTTATTAGATAAGCCATGCACCGTGGCCACATCCACCCCGGTGGCCCGCTTGGCATTGACCACCGCGCTGGAGTGCGCGGAAGACACCTGCGTCCTGTTCAGATCAGACCAATCAATGAGCCTGGGCCGGTCAGGATCACGCCAATGAAAGGCGCTCAGGGGCGAGCATTTGCACTGGTACTTCATTTGTTCGGGCAGTCCCGGCCCTGTCGGCAATGGTTGTTGCACGGCGGGCAGATGTTCTGCATGGACAGCAGCACCGTGGCCTTCTGGCGCACCTCCTGGCTCACCGCATGACCCAGGTCTTCAGGGTCAAGCAAGCGCAGCAGGAAGCTCCGCAGGGCCACGTTGTGCGCTGCAATACGCTCGGCAGCAGCGCGCAGGGTTTCTATGTCAGTCATGCGTTCTTCTCCTTGAGCTTGGCTTCGATGGCGCGGGCGAAGTCGTGATGGTCTGGTGGATTGCCTTCTTCGTCATGCAGAAACTGCCATTCGCGTTCAATCTGCTCATCCGTCAGCGGCTTGCGCTGTGGTGGGAATGTGTAGAGGGGGATGTCCTCATAGCCTTCAGTCCGCTTGTTCCCGTCACAGCCAGCGTCTGCTGGGCGCTTCAATGACACGCTCCATTCGGGCCAGCCGCAGTGCGGCTTACACCGCCACAACCACGCCACCGGCGCCTGCTCCGGCTGCGCCAGCCGCTCGCGCAGGGCGGGGATGGCTTTGTCATTCACGCCCCATATTTCAACTGGCGCATCGCTTTCAAGAAACGCTCTATCTCCAATTAACGCCTCCAGCGCCTGCTGCATCAGTTCTCGGTCAGTCATGGGATACCTCCGGCGGCGGGGCCACCACATTCACATCAATCACGCTGGGTTTGTCGCTGCCGTCGTCCGGGTTGTCCAAGAGGCCACTGGCTTTGGCCAGCAGACGCAGCACACCCACCTTGTCGTACAGCTCAATCTCCAGCGTGCTGTTGCCTTCCTTGTCCACGCGGGTGCGGATCGTCTTGATCGACTGCAAGGCGTGTTCAGGAATGTCCGATGCGGCCTTAACCTTGACCTGGCCATCCTCCCCCCAGGTCATCACATCAGTGATCTTGGTATTGGCCATGCAAAGCAGGGCATAAGCCACAGCCTCACGGTTGGCCATGATGGTGCTGCTGCGCTCCAGCCTGCGCTGGACAGACCTGACCCCGCCCCAGTTCTTTAGGGACGGGATCTGCTCGGAGACTCGGGACTTAGGTCTTGGCATCTCGGGCACTCAGCATTGCGTCGGCAACCAAGTAGGCGTCCTCCGCAACCTCGTCATAGCCTTCCTCGCTGGTCTGCAGGAAGTGCAGCATCGCCTTGGCCGCAAAGTAATCGCGCAGGCTCATGCCTGCCTGGGCGGTAACAGTCTTGGGAAAAGCCTGCGAATAGTGCTTCTGACTTTTGTACGCCTTGTTACTGCGCAAGGCATCCAACAGCTTGCGCGTAGTCTCAGCGTCAACCGGCACGATGGCACCAGGCCGCAGCAGGTCAGCAATATCAGAAGGGGATGTCACTGTCGTCCTCCTTCTGCGGCTGATACCCATTGCCCTTGGCCTGGTTGTGCGCGTCCATCGGCTGGGCAGCACCCTGGATCTGGTTGCCCACCTTCACCGCAATCCAGGTGTCACCAGCCTTAGTCTTCTTGGGCGTGATGTCCAGCCAGTGCAGTGACCCATCAGGCAGCATCACCTTACCCTTGTAGGCAGGGTGCCAGTCCTCAGTCTTCTTGTCGTTCTTGAAAGCAGACCCCTGTCCAGGGCGCATCTCGTAGTTAGTAGCCATTTACGTTCTCCTTAAAAAAGATTGTCGTCGAAAAGGTGAAGAAAATTTTGGCGAGGGCCCCGCTCGCATATGCCAAGGGGCGGGGGGCAAGGGGTGCCTTCACGCGCACGGCAACGCACGCGGTATCGCCTGCGCGATGCGCCCGCGCATATGGTTGGCCTTTGGCTCCCTGGGCACACGCTGCCCCTCCCCCCTGGCTCCAGACACGCCAAGCACCCCCCCTTGTCCAATTCCCATACGTTCGTCTGGGTTTGCGACACAGGGCCTACAAGGCGCTGCGATGGCGTGAGGCTACCCATGTACCACCCAGCCCCTGATCGGCGCTCCTGCGGGCTTCCAGAGGCCTTGCTGGGCATCATTGGATCCGTCCAGCATCTGCCAGGCTGATCACCTCGGCTGCCAGGCGGTCGGGATTGGGCGTGATGCCCTCGGCTCGGTAGGCGTCGAGCAGCAGCTGCAGCGCCTGGCCGGCCTCGGTGTCGGTCACGCCGGCGGCTGCGACCTCGGCTCGCTGCTCTGCGCTCAGGTTGTCTAGAACACCTATAGCTGTATTAATACTCTTACTCTTAACCTTATCTATACCTGTGTTCTCTGTGTTTCTCACAACCTCTGAGGTTGTGTATGGAGGGCTCTCAGGTTGTGTATGTGGGCTGTGGATAACTGCCTCTTCATGTACAACCTCTGGGGTTGTGTATGTGCGCTTCCTGGTGGCCTTCTGGTTGGCCTCTCTGATGGCTTTGACTGTCCTGGTTTCGCCTGTCTTTGGCATGGTCTTCCTTTCGGTTGGTGGTGTCTTGAAGGCTTTGGCGATCAGGCTTGCGATGCGTGCCTGGCCGGCTGGGTCTGGTGTGTCTTGCATGGCTGGTGGCCTGGTGTCTTCCTGTGCGCTGGTGATGGCGATGGCGGTGTCTGTGTCCACGGTGGGATCGAAGATCACGCGGATGGTGTTGGAGCGCTCGCCCCTGAACCCTTTGCGCACGATCTGCAGGTAGCCCAGGCTGACCAGCAGCTTGGCGTGCTTGCTGATGGCCTGCTGGGTGACGCCCAGATCCTTGGCGATCTTGGCCTGGCTGACCCAGGTGATGCCGGCTCGGTTGCAGTAGCTGCAGATGGCCGCCAGGACGCGCAAGGCCCCGTCGGTTAGCTGCTTGTCGGCCACCGCTCGGAAGGGCAGCACGCACAGCGTGCGCTGGTCTGGCGGGGCTTGCTTCTCGCGCACCTTGGGGCGCTTGGGCAGCTGAAAGGCGACGATGTTGTCAGGCAAGGCGCTCATTCCTGCGGATCTCTCTCATGTAGGCCCGGATGCGCTCCTCGGCACCCTTGCCGTACAGCTTGTCCATGCGGGCCAGGTGCTTGTCCACCAGGGCCTTGTCCTTGGTCAGCTCCCAGGTGGTCAGCAGCTCCCTGGCAGCCCCGCGCTCCATCACCCAGCGATCGGGCAGGGGGCCGCTGTGTTTGGGGTACCAGGGCTTCCATGGGCGCTTCATGGCTTGGCCTCCCGCTTGGCCTGCAGCTGCAGCTCCTTGGCCAGCACCTTGCGGCCCAGGTCGGTCACGATGCTGCCGGCGCTCACCAGGCCACGGCGGCGCAGCGACCAGTAGGTGTTCCAGCTGCCGGGTACGTTGTTGGTCAGCTTGAACCGCCAGCCCATGGCGAAGTGCTTGAGCATGAAAACCTGGTGATCGGAGAGGCTCATCTGCACCACCTGCGCCAAGAACGCCATGTCGTGACTTCGCAATCGACTTCCCACACCTTCACGCCGGTGATCTTGGCCTGGTGCTGGCGCAACTTCCGCATGGCCTTCATGTAGATCTGCCTGGCCCGCTCGACCGTGCAATCGAGCTGCTCGCCGGCCTCCTTCAGGGTGGCTTCCTCATGCGCGATCAGTCTGACAGCCAGCATCTCCCGGTCAGTCAGCGGCGCATCGGCCAGGATCTTGAACAGCAGATCCTTGGCCTCCACCAGCCCCATGTCCGTCTGCAGCTCCCATGACCAACGGTGCCGTGGAAGCTCTGGCAGCTCCTCGTCCCGGCTGTACCAGATGTGCTTGACCTCGCTGGGCAGGCTTTCGGTCATCAGCTTGCCGTACCAGGGCGTGCCCCTGCCTCTGCTCATGTTGGTCATTGCGGCTTGTCCTCATCGTCGAACGCCATCTCCGAAGGGTGTTCGATGTCGTCATGCACGATGACGCCGTCATCGTCGGCAGGCAGGAACCTTCCGCAGATGACGCACCAATACCCGTTCTGATCTTCATTCATACGATGGCCCTCGCTCGCTTGGCCAACAGCTCCCTGGCCACGAAGTCCAGCGCACGCTCCAGCTGGTGCACCGTGCAGGCGTCCAGCTGCGCGTCATGGATCTCCATGCCCAGGTTCATGGCCGTCAGCTCGGGCCCGGTGAACAGGAAGCGGCTGCGCTCCAGGCCCCGCTTGGCCATGGCCAGGATGGCGTCCTGGGCGGCGGTGATCTCGGAGCGGTACTCATGGCCCAGCTCGGCAGCAATGGCCAGGGCCTCGGTCACATTCATGGCCGCGATCAGGATGTCGATGTCATCCCGGCTGCCGGTGCCGGCCACCATGCTGGCCATGGCCTGGTGGTTCTTGATCTTCAGGGTCACGGCGTGCGGCGTGTGCTGCACCAGGCGAAAGCCGCCCAGCACATGGCTGACGGTGTCCTGGATCACGCCCTTGGGGCGGTACTTGCTGCGCTTACGCATCGTCTTTGTCCTGGAGCAGGGCCACGATGGCGATGGCCACCAGCAGCAGCGGCAGCGACAGGGCCAGCCCCAATGCAAGAGCGCAGGCCCAGATCATTGCTGCCCCCTTGCGCGGATGAGGGCGGCATAACGCTGCCCCCACAGCAGCTTATCTGCTTCACACACCCGCGCACACGCCTCGCGCTCGGCTGCGGCGACAAGGGCGGCGAAGCGTTCAAGCTGCCCCTCCCAGCAAGTCCACCCAAGCCCGTACTGTGCTATCCCCGCCTTCCGCGCCATGCGGATGATGTCGTCGCGGGTCATCGGCAGCCCCCAAGCAGCGAGAACCCGGCATTGATGGCGTGCGTGCCCAGCCAGATGGCCGCGCCCGTGGCGGCCACCGTGATCACGAAGGCGAGCAGCTTCTCCCAGAAGGTTGGTTCGTTCATTCAATGTCTTCCTTCACGTTGACCACCAGGCGCGGCTCTAGGCTGTATTGCTTGGTCACCAGCAGCCTGGTCACTTGCACATCGTCGGCGTAGACCACCGCGTTCAGGGCGTCCAGCACCGCCTTGGCCACGTTGTCCAGGTCGGGCTTGCCGGGGATCTCCTGGCCGTCCAGGGCACGCGCTCGCTTGGCCTGCGTCCAGCTCTTGGGCACGCCCTTGTAGACATCCACCCGGACGTAGCAGGGCAGGGCGGTCAGCTCATAGGGCAGGTGCCGCATGGCCTCGGCGGCGGTGCGGGCGATCAGCTGCTCGTAGGCCACGGTCTTGGCCGGCGTGTAGGTGCGCCCGTTGCCAAAGCGTGGCCGGCCCTTGCCCTGCGGCTCGCCAGGCACAATGAACTGCAGCTGCATCACAGCAGGCCAGCCTTTCGCAGCGCCTCTAGGAACTGCTCATAGCGCTCGGCCTGGTCAGGCCGGGGCTGTTGGTCGGTGACCGACAGCGCCAGCTGGATCACCTCGACAGGCAGGTGCTGGCCCTCGCGGGCCATGTCCAGAACCTTGATGGCCTCCTGCTGCGTCATCTTGCCCCCTGCAGCAGGCGATCCAGGCGCTGGCTCACATCGGCGTAGCGGTCACGCAGCTGCTGCCGCACAGCCTCATCCACGATGCTGGCCAGGCTGCGGCGCTGGTCTTCCGCTGCACGGTCAAGCAGGGCGCGAGTGTCGGGCCGCAGCCTAACCACCAGCGGCTTGTTGGGTGAGGGTTTCATGGCACTCCTGTATTCACGGTGACGGCGCGGATCATACTCCTGCCTGCCGAGGCCCCTGATCAAGCATTAGGGTAACCACCTAGAAAATAGTTGCCCGATTGGGTTGTGGACACCCTGCCGGGTTCTGCTATGATTCGCTTCAACGATGTCGCGGTGACATCGTGAACCACCGAGATACAGGAGTTCAGACATGACCAAGCAAGAAGCCATCGCCCGTGCAGAGGCAGCTCGCCACGCTGCCAAGCTCGCACTGACCCGCCACGCGCTGTACGCCACCACCTTTGGCGGCAATGACAAGCTCACGCAAGCAGCCCTGCTGGAGCATGACGTTGCAATTGAGGCGCACAACAAGTGGATGGACGTTGCCTACCTCCACCCCAGCACCCGCCGCAGCCTGATTCGCACGCAGTCCCTGCCTGCCTTCATGTTCGGCTACAGCTTGGGAGCCTGATTATGACCCCGCACACCGGCAAGTTCGTCGCGTACTACCGAGTTTCGACCGACAAGCAGGGCCAGAGCGGCCTGGGCCTGGATGCCCAGCGCGAGGCCGTTGCCCGCCACATCGGCCAGGCCGAGCTGGTGGCCGAGTTCACCGAGGTGGAGTCTGGCCGCAAGAATGACCGCGAGCAGCTGGCTCACGCCCTGAGCCTGGCCAAGCGTACAAAGGCCACCCTGGTGATCGCCAAGCTCGACCGCCTGGCCCGTAACGTCCACTTCATCAGCGGCCTGCTGGAAAGCTCTGTCCCCTTTGTCTGCGCCGATATGCCCGAGGCTGACCGCACCTTCCTGCAGATGATGGCCGTCTTTGCTGAATGGGAGGCCCGCAAGATCTCCGAGCGCACCAAGGCCGCCCTGGCCCAGGTCAAGGCGCAGGGCCGCCAGCTGGGCTGCCCTACTCCCGAGGTCGGCAGCGCCTTGGGCATCGCCAAGATCCAGGCCAAGGCCGACCGGTACGCCGAGCGCGTTGGCCCCCTGGTGCAGGACATCGTCCGCAAGTCGGGTGCCTGCACCCTGCGCGACATCGCTGCAGCTCTGACCGCTCGCGGCATCGAAACCCCTCGCGGCAACATCAACTGGAACCCGAGCCAGGTGTCCAACCTGCTCAAACGCATCGGCAACTGAAGGAGAAAACCATGGAAAAGAAGATCCCCTACAACACCGGCAAAGTGATGATCGGCTCCAACTACCAGCCCCCCAGGCGCGTGAACCTGAGCGCCACCGAGGAGCGCCTGCAGTCGGCGCTGCTGGGTGACAAGCGATCGGTAGGCGAGCAGACCGAGTGGCTGTTCCTGCGTTGCTTGTACGTCATCGCTGCAGTGGCCCTGGCCATCATCTGGGTGACCAAGTGATGCAGCCGCAAGACATCGGTGCGGCAATCCGTGACGCCCAGCTCAACCTGTTCCAGGCTAGGGACGCCGTATTCCTGGCCCGCTGCCGGCTGCTGGCCGCCGAGGTCTGCCGCAAGCAGGGCACCGTCAGCATCAACGACATCCGCGCCGGCATCGAGCTGCCCGCGCAGATGCACCCGTCCGTCTTGGGCGCGGTGTTTAAGACCAAGCAGTTCAAGGCCGTCGGTTTCACCGAGGCCACCCATCCCCAGGCGCACGCCCGTGTCGTCCGGGTCTATCAGCTGACCAACCAAGGAGAAACCAATGGTCAATAAAGTCACCCCCGACACCATGCTGTCGGCATCCCGCCTGCCAGGCATCATGGGCATCAGCCGCTACCAGACCCCCAACGATGAGCTGGAATACAGCATCCGCGCCCTCAAGGGCGAGGAGCGCCGGGACATCGGCAATGAGGCCATGGCCTGGGGCAACATCATGGAGCCGCTGATCCTGGAGGACGCGGCCCGCCGGCTGGAGCTGACCGACATGGTCACCGATCACCCGGTCGCCCGGTATCACGAAAGCCTGCCCCTGTGCTGCAGCCTGGACGGCACGGCAGACGGGCGTGGCCAGGTCATCAGCACCGACCCGGCTGCCGGCGTGTACGTCATCGGCCAGGACAGCATCACACTGGACGGCGTCGGGGTGCTTGAGGCCAAGCTGACGGCCATGCCGCCCGATGATGTGCCGCCCTTGTGGCGCGGCCCCATCCAGCTGCAGGCCCAGATGGACATCGTGCAGGCCAAGTGGGGTGCGGTCTGCACCCTGTACCGGGGCACCGAGCTGCGCGTATTCGTGTTCGCTCCCCACCAGGCAACGGTCAAAAAAATTGCAGAGGTGGCCATCGACTTCCAGCGCCGGCTGGATGAATGGAAAACGACAGGCCTGGTGGACTACTACCCGCCGGCAGAGGGCGAGCAATGGCCAGACACCCGAGGCGTCTACCCCATCATCCCGGTACCTGCTGTGCTGGATGACAGCTGCATCGAGCGGGCCGAGAAGATCCTGGCCAAGCGCAAGGAGATCAAGAAGCTGCAGACCGACCTGGACGCTGATGAGGAGAAGCTCAAGGAGATCCTGGGCAAGGCCGAGATGGGCATCGCCGGCCAGTACCAGATCATCCGCTCGACCCGCCACTACCAGGCGCAGCCCGCCAAGATGGTGCCGGCCAAGGAGGCCTACACCATCCGTCAATCCACCCTGACCATCAAGCCGGTGAAAGCATGAGGGACGAAGGTATGCCGGCCATCATGGAGGCCCACAACCGAGCGCTGGTGGCGCTGCTCAACGCAACCGACATGACCGAGGAGGAGGCCGATGAGGTCATTACCTCCATCGTCGCCTTGGTCTTCCAAACAATCAAAGAGTACCTGCCAAACGAAGGAGACATGAAATGCAACTGACCACTACCCGCCAGGGCTTTGCGCCCACCACCATCACCGAGGCCATCCAGTTCAGCGAGATGCTGGCCTCCAGCCAGATGGTGCCCAAGCAGTACCAGGGCAAACCGCAGGACATCATGGTCTGTGTGCAATGGGGCATGGAGCTGGGCCTGGCCCCGCTGCAGGCGCTGCAGAACATCGCCGTCATCAACGGCAAACCCTCGGTCTACGGTGACGCAGCCATGGCCCTGGTGCAGGCCAGCCCCCTGTGCGAAGGCGTCGAGGAGTTCATCGAAGGCGAGGGCACTACCAACCTCATCGCTGTCTGCGTGGCCCACCGCAAGGGGCGCAAGCCGGTGCGCTCCACATTCAGCGTCGAGGACGCCAAGCGGGCCGGCCTATGGGGCAAGCAGGGGCCATGGCAGGCCTACCCCAAGCGGATGCTGGCCATGCGGGCGAGAGGCTTTGCCCTGCGCGATGCCTTCCCCGATGTGCTCAAGGGCCTGATCACCGCCGAGGAGGCCCAGGACTACCCGAGCGAGGACAAGCCGCGCCAGGCCCGCGACATCACGCCCGCCAACCCACTGGACGCGCTGGCCCCGCCGGCAGATCCCGTGCTGGTCGAGGCAGTCATCGAGCAGGTGGAGACTGTTGCTGTAGAGCAACAGATCACAGATGCGGTGACGGTCGAGCGCGAGCCGCAGGTCAGTGAGGCGGCTGGGTTTGCCTTGATGGTGCCTGGCAGGGAAACGCCCTTTAGCACCCATGCCAACCTAGATGAGTGGGCGGCGGCGTATGAAGAGCTGTCCGACAAGACCGCCAAGGCGGGCAAGGTGCCGGCGCGTGACCGCATGACCAAGCTGCGCGAGCTCAAGGAGGCCAACGAAGGCCTGCTCAAGCGGGTGGATGTGATCTGGAAGGCCAAGCACCTGGCCGGCTACCAGCAGCGCCTGCGTGCGCTTGGTGCGGCGCAATAAAATTGTTACTCATCTGACAGCAGCAGCGCTCGCTCGGCCTCGCGTCGCTTGACCAGGCCGGGCAGCACCCTACCCCCGCCCTTTGTCCAATCCATCAGCGCCTCGCCTGCTCCCTGCCAATCGCCTCGGTTGGCCCTCATGCGGATCTGGCTGCGCTGCAGGTTGCCTAGCCCGGCATTAAAGGCAAAGCTGACCAGAGCGTCAAAGCTGCCTTGCCGGCCAGCAATGCCGGGAACAAGTCGTAGAACACCGCGTTCAAAACTTGCAACGTCAGTTGCGAATAGCTGATTGATCTCGTCCTTAGTCCAGGCACGGTTGTCTCCTTCAGCGAGCGGGAACTCTTTGCGGATCTGCCCGCTGTAACCTTCCTTCTTGACCATCGGCAGACGGATCTGCTCTTGGTATAGCACATGGCCGTAGCCGATTGTCCAGATGTGCGCCGGGCACAGGTAGGGTTTATTCCTGCAGCCCTCGTAGCGGTGCATCAGTTCCGCACCGGCGTGGCTTAGTTTCACTTCTTGAACCCTCGGCTGCCAAACCAGAACCCTACGATCCCGCCCAGCATGGCCATCTCATCGGAGCTAAAGATCAGCTCGGAGTACTTGATCACATCGTCGATGCTTTTGATTAGCTCGGGGTGGTTCCACAGGTAGAAGGCCAAGAAACCGTTGATGGCCATCAGCTCCAGCACAAACAGGTAGGTGATCGTCGGGCGCACCGTGCCGATATAGTTGGCCACCCACTTGCTGGCCTTCTCCAGCACCTTCTTGTCATGCTCCTGAGCGCCTTGCGTCATGGCCGCCTCGGTCTGCATGGCGATCTGGTCGGAGCGGATCTCCTCGACCTTGGCCTGGGCAGCAAAGCCCTGGGCCGCCAGCTGCAGCTCGCGCTCGGACTGCACCCTGGCCAGTTCTAGTTCATGCTTGTGGTCTTGTTTGGCCTGGAAGTAATCCAGGAGCTTGGGCAGGCCGCCGAGTAGGATGCCGCCGAGGGTCGAGAGTAGAGAAAGCATCAGAGCACCATTGCATAGATAAGCAGCCCAGCGCCCGCCGCGCCGACCACCACACTGCCGTACAGCAGGAACATCGTCACAGCCAAGATGGCGGCACTGGACAGGACGATGGCAAGTTGCAGGGCCATGCCTGCATAGGAGAACCAGGGGCTTCTGTTCTTGGCAACATCGCGTTCAGCCTCAGCCTTGCGGGCCTTCTCGCTGATCTCCTCCATGTCGGCCTTTTGCTTGGCAGCCTTATCTGCCTTGCCGCCTTCCTCGTAGATCACCGAGCGGATGTTCTTGGCCTGGAACCAGGCCCACAGGTTGTTCGACTCAATGGTCTTGTTCAGCACCCGGCTGGAATTGCTGCCCCCGAAATAGCCGTTGACTGCCAGCAACAGGGCGAAGATGGAAATGGTGATGGCGGCCCAGGCTTTGACGTAGGCCTCGCGCTCAGAGCGGCTGGCGCTGGGGCCTGGTTTCTTGAGGAAGCTCATAGTCCTAACTTCTTGAAGATCGAATCGAAGATCTGATTGGCGATGTGCGGTGGTAGCGTGATGATGAAATCAAAAGCGTAGTTGATGAAGACGATATAGGCGGCAATCTTGATGAACTTGTCCAGCGCCTTGAATGCAACAGAGACAGGGTCATTGTCATCATCGTCTGGCATCTCATACTGACATTAGGATCTTGACCAAGAGATAGCCGCCGCTGCTGACGATGACCACGGCGATCACGATGCCGATGGCTAGTTCGCGGAACTCCTGCTGCTGACGCTTGCGTCTGGCGGCCTGGGCCTTCTCGCGTTCAGACTCAACGCGGTCGGCAGCATCCATCTCAGCCACACGCTGCATGATGTTGTTCCAGACATCCATATTGTTGGAGCTGAAAAACAGACCCTTGAGCTGTATTTCAAAATCCTTTTGCGCCTTGATGGCCATCTCAATCTGCACAGCTGCGCCCAGATTGGAGCCGCCCTTTTTCTTGGCAGCTCGGGCTGACTGCACCGCCTGGTGCTTGGCCTCAAAGTAGTTGCCCAGCAACGGCCCCAGGCTGGCCACGTTGTCGGTCGTGCTTGCCGCCATTTTGACCATCTTCACGGCCTTGTTCACAGCAGCCAAGGCGTCCATCGGGTCAATCAGCGGCAGCATGGTCAGCCTCCCTTTAGATGGCCAGCAACCCAGGCCACGGCAGCACCGACCGAGCTGGCGATGGTCATGCCCATCCAGAAACCGCCCTTGCTTTTGTTGGCAAGCTCAAGCAGCTCCGCGATCTGGCCTTCCATCTTGTCGATCTTCTTGTCCATGTTCTGGACGCGCTCCCATAGCACGCCATAACGAACAGGATCAATCTCACCGTGTTCCATTTAATCCTCCATCAAGCAGGTTGCACTAGGTATCCATCAAGCCGGAAGCTGAGGGTCTGGCTGAGGGTCAGGCACCTCAGTAATGCCGATAGCATTCTTTTCTTCCAGGCTGGTCAGACGTAGCCAGTTCGGAGGGTAACTGTTTCCCTGGGCATCGCGGAATGGCGTGTCCAATTGTAGAGGGGAGCCGTTTAGCAGGAACATGGGTTTCTCCAGATATCAGAGGGCAAGAGCCGTTTTGAAAGGCGACTCGGCAAATGCGGCAAAAATAAAACTAGCGCCGCTTGCGTTTGTTGCCCCCGAGTTTGATCGTAGCTTAAAGCCGTTACTTAAAACATCAGGCGAACCTGCTGTAGTCAGTTCGGCATTTGATAAGTTAGGGAAAAGCCAATCATTTACTACGTTGAACGTATCTCGGGCAGTATCGAAAACAACCCAGTCGTCTGTTGCGCTTGTCTTCTTCACCATCACCCACCTCGGCCTAAATCCCGTGAACACAAAAGGCCCATCGCTGCTGCCGTTGCCGGTGTAGCTGCCGAACTTGCTGAAGCCTGCGACCTCGGAGAAGAGGTAGGCGACGTGGGTGCCGCCAGATGCGTTTACATCCGTGTAGGTGCCGAGGCTAAACACCGAGCTGGTTGGAAGCGTGCTGTTCCACACCGTAGCGCCAGAGCTTGATGACTTGGCGTTGGTGAGGTTCAGGTAGATGTACTCAATTGAACTGAACGACGAATGCCAAACAGTCCACGATGACGGGCTACTGTCGCGGCGCTTCACAATCATCATGGAAGGAGCAACACCAAGCGAGTGAGCAATAGTGCGGTTCGCCCCCGTGCCCGTATACGTCACGATATCGAAGCCCTGGGTCGCGCCTTCTTTCCACTGCCAGCCGACGAAAGTCAGGCTGTTGTTGTTGACGTAGGCGGTATTGGCAGGCCCCAGCGTGAAGCCGTTGGAGTTGAAACTGACAAGATCTTGGCCAGCAGCAGATGTAGCCTCCGCTGCTGTGCTGTTTGACGCAAGCCACTTAGTAACGCCACGCTGCGCATCTATCAAAGCATGATCAAACGCGCTGGAGCGGCTCTTAATCCAAACCAGATCCGGCTGCATCGAGCCACTGTTCGTGATGACGTTTGTGCTGTTGTTCCCCGTGTACGTCGTCGCATCAAAATACAAGTTTCCCTTCTTAATCGTCGGCTCCGGCAGGTTCTGCGTGTTCAGCGCCTTGAAGCCGGTGGGCGGGGTGTAGGCGAAGGGGCGCTGGCCGAAGTTGGCGTTAAACGTCTTACTGACCGCCGAGTTGCCGTTAACGATGGTGAACAGGTGGGTGCCAGAAAGGCCGGAATACGCCTCGCCTGTCCCGGCAGCCGGGTCACCGCTGGCTTGCCATGTCCCGTTTTTTGACCACCAGACCTTCCCGTTATCGAGGTCGAGCGCGCATCCAATCACATCATTGGTCGTCCATGTGCTTCCGTAAGCAGTCGATGAACCGTTGAAAACCTTGTTGCCGTTGGCAGAGTATGCGCGGCCTTGCCCGGCGTTACCCGAGAAGGTGTTCCCATCAGAAGGCTCAATCGCGAATCGGGTGTCGGTGCTTAAGGTCGCGGAGGTAATAACAAACTCTGCGTACCACTTGCCGCTGGAAACGCCGATAGTTGACCGCGCCACTGAACTGTCCAGCGTGGTGGTGAGGTTCGCGTTGCTGTACGCAGTGCTGACCGCCCCACTGGGAGGGTTCTGAACAGGATTCAGCACCGCATAATTTCCCCGCCCATTCCCGCCATCAGCCCACAGCGTCGGCACATCCAGCATGGAGTCGTAGGTCACCCCGCTGGTCACGCTGATGTTGTTCGGCGTCCAGTTGTTGCCGTTGCCGCTGTAGTCCTTGCCGATGGTGGTCGCGGTGTTGCTGCTGTTGTCGCTGAAGTTCAGGAAGAAGCCGTTCGTGCCGTAGGTTCCGACGTACTTCTTGGGCTTCCAGACGCCGGTGATGGCGTCGGTTTCGCCGAAGCTGCTGGGCGTCAGGGCTTGGCCGTCGATCAGGTTGATCTCGGTAAGGTAACCGTCAAGGTAACTTCCAAAGTTGAATCTTCCGATTTCGTGGGAGTTCGTGGAGTTGAACAGCAAGTCTAGGTTTTGGCTCGGATAGCTTGCGGACGAAAACGAAGTGACTTCAACGCCGTTAATATACAACCGCACACGGTTCGCCGCCGTCGCTTGGGTTGTGTCTATGGATAAAACAATGTGATACCAACCAGAAGGATCTCGGAAAAGAGGCGTAGTGACCAAATTAATGTTGGTCGTGCCGGTGTACATATTCAAGTTCAGGAAGAACTTAGAATCTGAGTTGCCGACACCGTTGCCCCAGCGGAAGAGCGTGTAATTGCTGGAGTTTGTTCCAGCCCACATAATTGCCGGCTCTTGACTGCTGGAGAATTCTCCGCGCTTTTGCCACGTTGACAGCGTCATCGTTTTGCGGTTTGTGGCGCTTGCTGGCGTCCGATTGAAATACGCACTCGCGCTAGACCGCAGCCGCACCGAGCGGCTGATCTGGTAACCGTCGTCAGTAAGGAGTAGAGGGTTGCCAAACATCAGCGCACATCCGTAATCAGGCGAGCCGTGATGCGGCTGGCACTTTCACAATAGTAGGCCAAGACATCCACCGCGTTCGCAGTGGTGGTCAGCGTGGGTGCCGTCCCGTTCGGGAACTTCCAGTTGCTGCCATAAGCCAGCGTGCGCGAGCCGGTGCCGTCCTGAGTGATCGTGATCACGCCGGTCTGGCCAGCCGTCTGGTTGCTCGGGTTAGCCAACGTGCGGTTGCCGCCCAGCGTCACGCTGAAATTGTTCGCCAGTGCGAAGTTGGCCGTGATGGTTGCGCCATCCGTCAGAGCCGACACGCCACCACGCTGGGCCGCCGTGAAGGTCTGGACAGTGTCCGTCCTGGCCACTAGGCTGCCGACCGTCAGAGTCGGGTTGCCGCTCACGCCGTCGCCGTCTGTCACCGTGATGACGTTGGTCGTGCCGGTGATGGTGCGGGCTGCTGCGGTGGTGCTACTGGTACGGGTGATTAGACCGTTGGCAGATAGCCCGGCAATGGCGGTCAGCTCTGCGTCTAATGGCTGTTTCTCAGTATCAAGCTCTTGAATCGCAGCTTGCACAGTGTTGGCTGCAATGTTCCCAGCTGGGCTGAAGCCAATGTCTGAAGCCAGGCCTTGGACATAGGCGGCAACCCAGACTGTGCCGGTGTACAGCCTCATCACACCGGCCACGCTGTTGAAGTAAATGGCCCCAGCGACTAGCGCATTGCCATCATTGTCAAGCGTTGGGTCAGAGGTTTTTGCCCCAAGATAGCGATCGTCAAATGAGTCAAGTGCAGACAATGCCGAAGCAGCAGAAGCCGCAGCTGCGG